GGCGCAGCCATCGACGAGGATTGAGCCCGCGTCACAAAATGTAACAATTGACCCGTTCTCAACAAGGGGGGCGGGTTCGCAACAAGGGCGGATCGCGTAAGGACATAGGGAACCTGCTGGTACGTGGGAAACATCTGTTACTGTAATACTAGAGGGGTATCCCCCAAAAGTCAACTATCCTGTAGTACAGGCCCCCAAAAAATACGCACCCAATACCTTCTACTGTAGTATGGCTGTACGTACACCACCCCCGCTATCGCTACGGCACGCACAGGGTGAAGTTTTCAACAGCGACACCCGCTTCCGCGTACTGGTCGCAGGCCGCCGCTTCGGAAAGTCCTACCTAGCCTGCATCGAACTCTTGCGTGGAGCGATCGCCAAACCCGGCGAAACCTTCTTTTATTGCGCCCCCACGTACCGAATGGCAAAGGACATCGCCTGGAAGGTGATGAAACGCATCGTCCCAGCCGCCTGGATCAAATCCAAGAACGAAACCGACCTCAAGCTGGAACTTGTCAACGGCTCCACGATCGAACTAAAGGGCACAGAAAACGCAATGGCACTACGGGGCCGCAGCCTTTCCGGCGTAGTCCTCGACGAAGCCGCCTTCATGGACGCCGCTGTCTGGTTCGAGGTCATCCGCCCCGCACTAGCCGACAAACAGGGCTGGGCACTATTCATTTCCACCCCCGATGGAACGGCCAGCTGGTTCTACGAACTCTGGCAGTACTGCATCACAGGCGACGCTAACTGGAAACGGTGGAGCTTCACTACGATCGAAGGCGGCAACGTCCCACCGGAAGAAATCGAAGCTGCACGGGGTCAACTCGACCCACGAACTTTCCGCCAAGAGTTCGAGGCCAGCTTCGAGAACCTATCCGGCCTCGTTGCCGTCTCATTTAGCGACGCCAACATCAGCACCGCCGCAAAGGACATCCCAATCCTCCCGCTACTACTGGGAGTCGACTTCAACGTGGACCCAATGACCGGCATCTGCGCCGTCAAGGACAACGACACCCTCTACGTATTCGACGAAATCCACCTAACAGGCGGCGCCACCACCTGGGACTTCACCGAAGAAGTAATCCGCCGCTACGGCCTGGAACGTCGCATCATGGCCTGCCCGGACCCAACAGGCGGCGCCCGCAAAACCCAAGGCGTAGGCGCCACAGACCACAACATCCTGCGAAAATCCGGCTTCCGCGTCTGCGCCCCACGCAGCCCCTGGAAAGTACGCGACAAAATCACCGCCGTAAACACCGCCCTTTTAGACGCCACTGGAGCGCACCGCTGCTACATCCACCCACGCTGCAAGGAACTAATCAAGTCCTTCCGCAGCCTGACCTACGCCCCTGGAACGGGCCTACCAAACAAAAACCTCGGCGTAGACCACGCCTTCGACGCCTTCGGCTACCTATGCCTGCAACAATTCAACCTGGCAAAATCAGGCGTAATGGGCACAACTTCATATAGGTTGTATTGAGCTACACAAACTAATGGTTAATTACGAGGGGCCAAAAAAGCGAACCCGTGGTGATAAACGCGCCCAAGAATACATCGAAGCACGGCAACGCCGCATGTACCGCCACCAACTTGACGGCCACAGCGTGCGTCAAATCGTATATGAACACAGCGCCCGCGAAGGGGTCAGCATCCCCACTGCCTGGCGCGACTGGGACCAAGTAAAAACCTGGACGGAAGAGGACTGGATCCGCGACCGCGAAGCCATGCTGGGCCGCATCCAAACCATGCGCCTCCGCGTCGTCCACGCCGCAATGAAAAAAGGCCACTACCAAGTCGCCGCCCAAGTTCTTGATTCCCTGGGACGTGTCCTCGGCGAAAACACCCCAGAACAAGTATCCGTCCAAGTGCCTTCTCTAAATATCCAAGTCGAACCCAAAGTAGTTACCGCCCAACTACCGCAAAGCGACGTAATCGAAGCCGAAATAACACCACAAAAAGAGGTAGATTCAGCTGAACCCGCCCCATAAATCAATGCCCGGACAATACGGCCAAGGCAAAAAGAAGAAGCCCAAGGGAAAGAAAGGCCCCAAGAAGTAGAATATGGACAGCTGTCGCGATTTCCATGGCAAAACGCGGTTTATACGCCAATATCCACGCTAAACGTAAGCGCATCAAGGGTGGCGCGGACGAAAAGATGCGCAAACCAGGCTCAAAAGGCGCCCCAACCGCTGGAGCGTTCAAAAAAGCGGCCAAAACAGCCAAAAAACGTAAACCAAAGGGCAAAAAGTAATGGCAATTGTCTCCATTACTGACACAAAACGCTACACAAACGTAGTGGAGTACACGGGTGGCACGATGACCACCCTTAACGACGAAATGCGCATCCATGCGCACGCCGCAGAGTTTGTTTTTGCGGTCGATTCCAGCACAGAAGCCAACTTCAAGCTCGCTTTTGAAGCCTCCTTCAACGGCGGCACCAGCTGGTACGAAATCGACAGCAGCAAAACCATCAACAGCTCCGGCGAATATGTCTACTACTACAGTGGTAAGACAACTTCCACAATTCGAGTGCGTTTAAGCCAAATAACGTCGGGCACCCCTAGCGTCACGCCACACATTGCAGTCACCTTTAACGGCTAATGGGAACTCGAATCATCACCGGCTTCTGCACACACCTTGAAGTGGACTCAGAAAGCCGCACCACCGAAGCCTCATTCGCCTTCATGACACCACAAGACCCCGAGGACTTCGCGGGTCTGATGGTGCGTCTTGCCAGCGGCATCGAAGTAATGATCGAAGTCGAGGACGAAGATGGTTGAATACCGCGGCGAAAAATTCAGCGGCTACAACAAGCCAAAGCGCACCCCAAACCACGCAAACAAAAGCCACGCAGTGCTCGCCAAAGAAGGCGACACGATAAAGCTGATCCGCTTCGGCCAACAGGGCGTAACAGGCAGCCCAAAAAAGGATAACGAAAGCGAATCCTCGCGAAAGCGCCGCGAAGCATTTAAGAAACGCCACGCCGCTAATATCAAAAAAGGTAAAATGTCCGCCGCTTACTGGGCAAATCGCGAGAAATGGTGACTAAGTGACCTATTCAGTTCCCGGCCAGATCCGCACCCACCTTGTAAGCTCCAACACGCTTGGTGGAGCTGACAGTCCGTTCACCCGCACCCAGGCGGTGCTGGACATGATGAAGGGCTGGGAAATCATGAAGGCCGTCACCCTTGGGACGGAATACCTCCGCGAAAACAGCGAAGCCTTCCTACCAATCGAACCCCGCGAGGACTACACCGCCTACCTAGCCCGCGTAAACCGCGCAGTATTTTCACCCTTTACTCAGCGCCTGGTGCGTGCCGCTGCAGGATTAATTCTGCGCAAGCCCATCAGTTTGGTAGGCGACCCATACTGGACCGATATTTTCGCAAAAGACGTTGACGGTTGCGGCTCAGATGTAGACGAGTACGCCCGTCGCCTGCTGCTGTGCTCATTAACCTACGGCCATTGCCACACGCTGGTAGATTTCCCCGCACCAACGGGTGCCCGCAGCCTTGCAGAAGAACGCGAACTTAACCGCCGCCCATACTGGATCGAAATCGACCCGGACAACATCTACGGCTGGCGCCTGGACCGTGAAGTCAACTACGGCAATTTAGTACAGGTACGCATCAAAGAAAAAGCAGTAGTACCTGACGGCGAATTTGGCGAGAAAGTATATGACCAGATCCGTGTAATCGAGCCCGGCCAATACCGCATCTACCGCCAAGTAGAAACGAAAAAGGACTTACAGGGCGGCTACCCATATCCAAACGCCTTCGACGCAACGGACGCCACCTGCGACTACGAGCTAGTGGAATCAGGCGACTACAGCCTGGGCCAAATCCCCCTAGTAACAACCTACGCAGGCAAGGTTGACACCCTCACAAGTAAGCCGCCCCTACTAGACATTGCATATTTAAACCTGGCCCATTTCCAACGCCAGGCCGATTTAATCCACAGCCTGCACATCGCAAGCCAGCCAATCCTTGTCCTCGAAGGCTGGGACGACCAATCCAAAGACGTAGCTGTAAGCGTCAACTACGCCATGGCCAGCCAGCCTGGCAACAAGGTTTATTACGTCGAACCAGCTGCAAACGCATTTGAAGCGCAGTCCAACGAAATCCGCGAGCTACAAATGCAGATGGCCACTCTGGGCATCAGCACATTAAGCCAGCAAAAGTTTGTTGCCGAGTCTGCCGACGCCCGCCGCCTTGACCGCGTCGACACAAACTCAATGCTGTCCATGGTATCTCTTGACCTGGAACAGTCCTTACAAAAGGCGTTCAATTTAGCCGCCGACTATGTAGGAATCGCACCACCAGAGGTAAGCATTAGCCGCGACTTTGACATCGACCGTTTAATCGGCCAAGACGTAACCGCGCTGACGGCATTGTTCGACCAAGGTGTCCTGGGACGCGACGAGTTCCGACAAATCCTTGTCCAAGGTGAAATCCTTCCCAGCGCTGGTGAAGAACAAAGCGCTGAGGCCGAAGCTCAAGAAAGTGAGTCCAACCCAAGCACGGACCAGATGGAGCGGTTTATCCAAGCGCTTACCGAATAAGTGATGGCCTCTCAGCCCGAACTAACTTTGGCGCAACTGGCAGCTCTTGTAAAGCTGTCAAAAAAGCTGCGTCAAGTCCGCAGCCTGCTGTCAGGTGAAGGTCCACCAACGGACCAGGGCGACCCAGGCGACTGGTACATCGACACCAAGACGAAGCAGCTGTACGGCCCACGCACCAAAAGCGGTTGGACCGGCACCGCCGTAGCGCTTGGAACGAAAGACCCCAAGGGCAACATACGCAACACGCAGCTAACGATCAGTGGTACGCAAGCCCCAGCCGCCAAGGGAGACCAAGGCCCCGCTGGTGTCGCCGGACCTGCTGGCCCCGAAGGCGCTACCGGCCCAGCCGGTGCAACAGGCCCCGCCGGTACAACAGGCGCCACTGGCCCTGCAGGAACCCAAGGTATCCAAGGCGAAACCGGCGCTACAGGCGCTCAGGGCACCCAAGGTGACACCGGACCCGCAGGCCCTACAGGACCAACCGGACCAACGGGAGCAACCGGACCAACAGGCGCTACAGGCCCCCAAGGCAGCACAGGCCCCGAGGGCCCACAAGGCGCAGAAGGTGACGCAGGCCCCACCGGCCCACAGGGCGCTACAGGCAACGCCGCAACCATATCAATCGGCACCACAACCACAGGCGCCGCTGGAACGAACGCAACAGTAACCAATAGCGGCACAAACAACGCTGCGATTTTAAGTTTCACAGTTCCACGTGGCAGCGACGCAGTTTTAACTGCTGGTGCGGGCATCGATATCACCAGCGGCGTCGTATCCGTTGACGAAGTGGACGAAGGAACCTATTAAGTTGTTGTAAACTACAGAAGTAGACTCAACAAGTACATGGAGTACGCCCACATGGGTCAATCGCTAGAAAAAGTGCGTAAGCCCGACGGTTCCGAAGTATGGGAACTGGTCGAACTACGCGAACCGCAGCCTGAACCCGAGGTATGCAAAGCTGTTCGTAAGCGCAAGCCCTCAAAGCCTGCGGAAGACACCCCTAACTGCACCCTTAACTTCTGATTATGGAAGAGCACGTCATCCAGGACACGCCCGTGGCGAGTTCTGACCAGCCCGTGGCTGCAGCCGACACCGCTCCACAGCAACCAGACCCTTCACTTGCTGTAAAAGCCGAATACGAGACCCAGCTTGCCGCCCTAAAGCAGCAAGCAACTGAAGCCGAGGAACGTTTCCAAGGCATCAAATCCAAACTGGATGAGGTCTACAAAAAGCAGGACGACCAGCGCAAACAAACGCTGGAAGACCAAGGCCAATGGAAGGATCTTTGGGAGGAAGCTAATAAAAGCGCCCAAGAAAAAGACGTACAGATTGGTGCGTTGGAACGCCAGTTGGCAGACATGAAGGTCTCCAACGAAGAGGCGTCTATGCGTACCAGTGCCTTATCAGCAATCAGCCGCGCTGGTGCCATCAACGCCGAGCAGATGCTGCAGCTGGTACAAAACAACCTGCACAAAAAAGACAACGGCGACGTTGTAATTTTGGACAAAGGTGTCGAACAAGATATTACTAACTATCTAGGGAATTTAAAGAACCCTGGTTCAGGTTTTGAGCACCACTTCAAGCCCAGCAGCGCCGCTGGCATGGGAGCCAAGCCGACACCAAATTCTGTTATCGCCCCTGGAATGGCCAATCCATTCAAGGCCGGTAGTATTAACATAACGAGACAAATGCAACTAAAAGCAGAGGAGCCCGAACTTGCAGCTGTGCTGGAAAGGGAAGCTTCTTTGTAGCCCCGGTGGGGCGTGTCTCGCCAAGTCCGTGGCTTGGACCCCGCACACACCTTTAACGTTGGTTTTCTAAGATGGCCGCCCCATTCCAGAATTACTCCGGCGGTGTCCTGCTTGCGGACATCGTCAAGAGAAATAATCTCAGCACCTATGTGTCTGAGGCAGTAAAAGAGCGCAGCTTGTTCCTCAAGTCTGGCGCTGTTGTTCGTAATCCCTTGCTGGATGCCCGCGAAGGCGGCACCCGCATCCAGGTGCCCGAGTTCAATCCAGTATCTCCAACAGAAGAGATCATGGACGGGACAGCTACGTGGGGCAGCAGCTCCGCTGGCTACCTAACTCCACAGAAGATTGGAACCGGCACCCAGATTGCTTCCATCTGCCACCGCGGTT